CGCTACGAGGACAAGTAAACAACGAAACAGAGAGCAGTTGTTTGTCTGCCAAGACTTTACTGGGGGGCAGTGGGAGAGGGGGGCTGAGAATCGGGGCAGAGCACGTAGTCTACTGCATCTGCAGCAGCAGCGGCAGCTTGAGGGGCATCAGAGGTACGCGTAGATAGGGCCTGTACCCTTGGGTGCAGGTGCAGGACGTCCCTTCCGTCTTCTGGTGAGAAGTCCGGGAGCGGCAGCTCCCCTTCGAACCACGAATTGTAGTCGGTGTCCTGCAACCTCGTCACGCAGTGCCGGCACCCGTGTCCGAGTCTCCGACGAATCGCAAGTAGGACTTCCAACGCCGCGTTGGGCCACCAAGTAGTGGGTGATGAGTTCGCGCAGATCACCACACGCGTCCACGCGGCGGATTTGTCGTGGAAGCGACAATCCAGGCCCGTCTCCCACTTGTCCAGGTACTGGTTCATGTCGAAGATCTCCCACTTGGTCCAATCGAACTCGTCGAAGAGGATCGTTGCCTGGCCTTGGTAGCGACCCCACGGATCCCGGCCAGGCTTTACGACGTAGATACCACCCGTGCGGAGAAAAACACTGTTGGTCCGCACACGGTGTGTCTTGCCAGTTCCAGAAGGCCCCCATAACACTTGGACCGTAACGTCTCTCTGGATAGGGGCTTCTGGGGCAAGCAGAAGGTGCAGCGACTCGATCCCCTGATGGTAGCGGACCCAGTCCATCGGATGGTCCGCAGCTATCTGGCGTAGAGGGACACGAGCTGCACACTTAGCAGTGATCTGGAGAAGATCAGTGCGCCTACCTTTGATCCCGGCCTCCGGGTCGAAGGTACCGTGCTCCTCGCCTGCTGCGACGCGGGTGTCCTCCTTGGTGCAGTAATCTCTGCACTGCTTCTCGTTACCACGAGCCAAGAGGACATGAGCGTGACCGCCTAGAAGAGCGAGCGCAGTGCGCAAACGGCACTTGTTCGTGAAGCGCACGTAGCCCTGGATGTGCTCCGTTCCCTGCTTTCCCCTCTCCCGCTGCCAGACCATGTAAGACATCTTAGAGGCGTCGAACACGGGCACGAAGATGCCCGGGTTGTTGATCGTGAAGACGACTCGAGTCGTCTGTCTTTCCAGGTTCTCGGACAGGTCTACGAGTCCTGCAGGGAACTCGGGGACCTCCCCGAGAGAAAGCGCCTCCGCAGGAGACGCGGCAGCGGCGGCCCGAGCGAGTCGACCGAGCCCGGAATGCCGACGCTCTACACGTTCCTCCTGAGTTGCGGAGCCCTGGGATTCTGCAGAATCAGCTGCTGCCGGCGCCACTGCAGCCGCAGCTGAAGCAGCCGCCCTGGATGCTTCGCTCTGCCGCATGGCTTCATCCCATTCAGCCTGCGAGAGTTCAGAGAAACCGTCCTCGTCGGACATGTCCGACGCTTCACACTGAGATTCGACGAAGTAACCAGCCATTGCATGTAAGAGCTTTGAGAATAGAAAAGAAGTGCAGTGCCACGTAACGAAGTGCCTTTTATAGTGACGTTATCGGCTCAATACCGAAAAGACAGCGCAGCGCAAGGCAAAAGCAGAATAGCGTCACTAATGACGGAATCAATACCGGCATAATACCGATTCCTGAATCCAGAAACCTGCATACCACTCACGACGAATAGAAAATAAATAGGGCCCGCCGTTGCGGGCCCGACCCGTAGCGCCCCGGAGGGCGGGGCCCCCCCGGAGCGAAGCGGAGGGGGCGGGTGCCCGGAGGGCCGCGCGAAGGGAGCCCACGAAAGACGAAACTTAGGGCTGGAGCGGACTTAAGCGGGGGAGGGCCCCCCCGGAGCGAAGCGGAGGGAGGGGGGGGACCCGCGTAGTCCGCGACGCCCGTACCACAACTAAGGAGGATAGATACTTAAGGGGGGCGACCGAGTGCGGCCCGAGGGGGTGGGGGGGCGGGGAGGTGGCCTTAGGTATCTACTATTACCCTAAGGCCACCTTGGCACACCAGGTCGCACATGCCTTAGAAAGGCAAAGTGAACCTGGGTGCACCTTTGATGTCATCAGCGACACGTAAGCAAAAAAAAAACGTGACGCAGATTTCTCAGAAACTAACTTTCACGCAGGAAACATGAGGCGCGGAATAACCAAGAAATCGATGCGCACGTTGTCGGTGCGCCAGCGCTCGACAGCACGCCAGCAAGTGGCAGCCGCCAAGCGCGCTGCCCACATCGGCGCCTACCGCGAGGTGACCGAGCTTGCCAACCTCGCGGTGCGCGGACTTCAGCTCGGCCCCGGCGAGCTGAAAGCGCGCGATACAGCCTCTGGCGCGTTCGCGGGAGCAGACTGGAACGGAGTGGCAGTCTTGCTCAACGGGATCGCACGTGGCGACGACATAGACGAGCGCACAGGACGCCAGGTCCTCATCCGCTCGTATGAACTGTCAGTCCTGTGGCACCAGGCTGCTCCTGGTGTCCATCCGGAGCCGTGCGTAGCCCGTGTGCTCGTGGTATACGACAAGCAAACCAATGCAGCCGCGCTCACACCAGCGCAAGTGATCACGGCAGTGGGCACGCTTAACGCGGCTACATCGCCGAAGAACTTGGAGAACCGGGACCGGTTCACCATTCTGCGCGACATCCGCACGCCAATGGCGGCTGCGGAAACGGCGGACTACGAGCCTCCGCCGAAGGCGCTTAAAGTCTACCAGTCGATCATGCTGCCCGTGACTTTCAACGCAGGTGACGCAGGAACCGTAGCTGATATCACGACAGGCAGCCTCTATGCCATATTCATCTCCGACCAGGCAGCAGTGCTGCCCTCGTACAGCTACACCTGCCGTGTACGCTACGAGGACAAGTAAACAACGAAACAGAGAGCAGTTGTTTGTCTGCCAAGACTTTACTGGGGGGCAGTGGGAGAGGGGGGCTGAGAATCGGGGCAGAGCACGTAGTCTACTG